TACTTCCTGCGGTGGTTAAACTTGATGTTGCATAATCCCAAACGGCTTGAGGTGTTAATACTGCCGTCCCTGTTGTGTTGTCGGTCAATACTCCAAATGCTACACTATTAGGAGATGGTACTCTTAATGTCCCTGTTTGCGTTCCAAGTGCGTAAGTTGTTCCAAATCGTACATTAGATGCAGCAGGAGCGTCTACAATAGTATCAGGTGCAACTAATTTTGTAGCAGGTGCTGCGGCTGATGGAGATAATGCTCCATTTGTTGAACTATCACGAAATTCAAAATATGAAAGTGCAGTAATTTGATACCACATTCTATATGATAAGAATGGTAATATTGCGTAAGTACTGCTTATAAATGGTCCTGTAGCAATTGATATTGCGTTGATGTTTGATGTTGATAAATAACAATAAGATATTGCAGTTGTTGCGTTATTTATCATTGAGCCAATATGTTTAAAATATCCTGCAACTGTCATATAGCAACAAGCACTACTGTTAGTATTGTTATTATTAGTAATTGTCCCAGTAATTATTGTGCTTCCTGTACTTGCTAAGGTTAAAACTATTGATGATATACCCGTAGCATTATTACTTACATTACCTATTATTTCCAAATCACCTGCGGTATGATTGATACAAACACTGACATCTGTTGCACCTGTCATATCAATATTACCTGTAATTGTTAATTTACCTGTACCTGCTTTTGTAATTGCCCATCTTTGATTACCACCATTCCAATTAATATTGCCTACTAAATTAACATTTCCATTTCCTGTTATATTAATATTAGATGCTCCACTTGTTGGAGCAGTTAATATATTTGGAATATTAGCAACGACATTCAGTGTACCTGTACCTGTATATGTTAATAATGTACCTACATTATATAGGTTTGTAGAAGTTATTGTAAAATTTCCACTTACAGTAAATCCACCACCTGCGGTAATACTTGTTGCTGATAAATTTCTTATACTTAACACAGTCACATTTTGGTCAATGGTAACCGTAAAGTTATTAGAATACACATCATCCGCAGACGTTGGCAATGCAGATGTATTCCAAACGGTTGTATCCGACCAATTCCCCGATTTTACTGCATATACGTTTGCCATTATAATTCTTTATCAGTTATAAATTGTTGTAGTGTAGACATAATCCCCTCAACCGCTTTCTCAAACGCAGGGTCGGTTTCTGCGACTTCAAAAACATCTAATATCGAAACCGCTTTTGCGTGGTCGGGCAATTGCTCAATACCACCTATTTCTAAATTTCTGTATGGGGTCAATCGCATAGCAACAGACGCACCTCTTGGTGCATCGTATGGGCAGATTGATAGGTTAACTAAAAAGTAAGGGTATTCAACCCCGTCTACTATTGTCGGATTACTACTTATTAATGGCATATTATTATGTATAAATGTGTGAATATCTTCCAGTCCAAGTTACATTGGTCGCAGTTCCAACGGTGGCAGTTCCATCGGATGCAATGGTAAGGCGTGTAATTGTCCAAACCGATGCGGATTCACTTGATCCACTTGCTGCCTTTCCTAAATAATCGTAAACATTAAAATCGTGACGATAAGATAGTTGCACCGAAGTAACAATATCACCGCTTCCAAGAACGCTTGTGCCGTTGATGGTCTTGATGTTTGTGCCTGAAACAAGGGTGTCTTGCTTGGCGTTCAATGCAGTTTGCGTTGCCGTGCTTACGGGTTTGTTTGCATCGCTTGTGTTGTCCACATTGCCAAGTCCAACTTGTGCCTTTGTAACCGAGTGTGGGTTGCTTGTGTTGCTTATGTGCGATGTAAGCGTGGAAAGGTTAGCGGTGATTTGTGCTTGTAACTTTCCGAATGCAGACAAAACCGAATCCGTTGCAGAGATGATTGCGTTGGTTGCGGTTGACAACCCGGTCAAGATGACCGCTCTCACTCTTGCTGATGTGTGATATTGGTTTGTGCCTTCCGTTAAATCGCTCGTTGACTTGCCCGAAAACGCTGAATTAAATCTTGATTGTGTGTAGTAAAGATTTGTCCCTTCGCTGATGTCGGTTGAGGTCAATACGACTGCACCTGTCTTGGTGTTTACCGACTGAACATTCCCTTGTGATGCAATCGTGATAGTTTGAAGAGCATCATCAAAGGTGATAGATGTGTTTGAACCAGCTAACAAAGATGCTTTGACCTTTGTGTAAACACGAGTATTGGTGAAATATAGGTTGCTACCTTCCGCAAGGTTGGTGGTTGTGTTGGCTTCCAATACACGCTGACCGATGTTGGCAAGGTTTGTCCGCTTGGTGACATTTTCGCTATAGTCAACGATTGGAATTGAGTCTTGGTTGACATCAATTGTTCCTATCGGATCAAGTTGTGAAATTTTCTTGTTAGCCATAACTTTCTACCAAACGACCTCCATCCTCTTGGAGCAATAAAAATGAATCTTCAGTCAACAAAAAATAAGCTTTTAACGCATTTACATCGTAGTTCTTTTTCTCCAAATCAGTGAAGCGTTCAAAGCCAATATCCCTTTGTGTGGTGAACAATTTCTCGGTGAGTTGAACTTCGTGTTCAATACCCATATCTCGTTGCGTGGTGTATATTTTTTCGCTCACGATACTTGATAGAATAGTTCTTCGTTCAACAATGGGATGACTTTAAGGATGCCTGTCTCAACCAACTCATCAGCTAATGTAGGATTCAAGTTGTTTGATGAAATTTGAGCATAGATTCGGTATTCGTGTTCGCCAACTTCCAATGTCTTTGCATCGGTTGCACCTTCATCAAAAAGAAACTTGTTGTATCTTTCGGGGTGCGTGGACACATCGGTCAAGATAAAGTTCTTGATTGCATCGGTTTGACGGCACTTCATACTGAATAGAAAGTAAGGGTTTGCAATCGTGACTTTTTCAGTCAAGGTCACATACCAATACTCGGAATCTTGCTTTGTTACTTTCAGCATCATAACAAAATAGCGATGGCAATTTTATGTAACAAAAAAGGGAGAGCATTTGCCCTCCCTCTTTTTCCTATGAATCAAGAACCAATTAGATACCTAAAGCGGTAACAACTGAACTCTGCAATTTATAAGGTGCTTCCGCTTCAATCGCTGACAAGGTAACCTCATATCCATTTGAATCACCCATCGCAGTACCTGTGTTTGCAACCATAGCGGTCACATCACATCCGTACTCCTTACCTACCAAGAAATACTCATCGTTGTTGTTTCTCACGATGCAGAAACATCTGCCTTGTGCCAACAATTTCATTTCATTTCTTTTGGTGGTTGACAATCTGCGAAGTTTGAAAACAACATCCGACTGGTTGAAGGATGTGCCATTTTCAACACTCACATTTGTGGTGATAGTCATTGACCCAGTTGCTTTGGGAAGTTCGTAAGTGTAAACACTACCACTCGCAACGCTGGTTGCGGTAACTTCTCCACTTGCAACGGTGAATCCTGAAGTTGCCCAGTTAATCAAATGGATGCTTTTGATACCTCCAACCGCATCTTTGCAGTCAAGGGCAAATCCTGAAGTAAGTAAACAAGGCATATCTTAAAATGGATTAAAGGGTGAAGTAAACGATTTCTCCGGGGAAAGCAACCTGAACACCAGCTTTGAAAGTGAAGCGAACACGAACTTCATCGTTGTCCTGTGAGTACCACATCTTCACTTCTTCTTGCTCGTCAATCAAGTCAGTTCCCATAAAGAAGTTGCTCAAAGAACCAGCAACAATCTTGTTAGTTCCGTTCAAACCGCCAACGGCAATCAACTTCATATTAGAACCGGGGTAAACCATTTCCATTGAAGTAGCACCATCGCCCACATAGTGGAACAAGTTAGCATTCTTCAAGTTTACCAACATCAACTTGTAAGCATCAATTCCCAAGAAGCAAACCAAGTCATTCTTCTCTGCAACGGCAGCAGGAATGTTGGCGTACACTTGATCCAAGATGTCGTCAATGTTTGCAGCGGTGATTGAAGTGAAAGTTGTTGGAGCAGCGTTACCCAATACTGGAGAAGCAGCAGCAATCAATTTCACGAAACCATCAAAGCGAGACAAGTTAGGGTTGCCACTTGCGGTGTCACCTTGCCAAATAGCAGTCTCCAAAGTTTGTGCAATTACGGCAGCCTTTTCAGCACCGATTTGCTCTTCAAAGGGAACCATTGTAGGTGAGCCGGGCATAATTTGAGTTTGCATCCATTTTGCTTCCAAAGTCTTGGGACACAAAGTTTCTTCAACTTTTACAGCACCAACGGTGATGTTTCTTTGAGTGAAGGCAGTTGTACCGGATGGGTTGTAACCACAACCATCGGCTTGGAAGAAAACGGTTGAAGCAAGAATGTTCAAGGCAGATGCAGATTTTACACCTACTTGAACTTGGTTTGCAGATTGCAAAGTTGAAGAAGTCTTGCTTCCGAACAATGCTTTTACCAACAAGTCAGTTGACTGCTCATTGGTGTAGTTAGCGAGTGAGCTTACATTAAATGACATAGTTTTATTTGTTTATAGAGTTTTTGAATTTTTTAAGTGCCTCAAAGCGGTCATTCTTTTTGGTAGAAATGGGAGCTTTCAAGGGTTCTTCGCTTGGCAAATCAGCAACCTTTTCAATCAGGTCAATGGCTTTGCTCATAGCTTCTTTGTGTTTGATGTTTGATGCAGTCAATGACTCAACCTTTGCAGACAATTCAGCGATTGCAGATTCCAACTTGGAAACGGTGTCGTTGAATGCAGATACGGTTGCGAACTCTTCAGCCTCAATTTCAACTTCAACTTCGGGTTCAACGATTTCAGTTACGAAACCACCAACGGTTGTTACCAACATACCACCTTCAACCTCGTGAGTTGCATCAGGTGCTGGAATGTTACCTTCAGCGGTTTGAACGAATACGGCAGTACCTACCGCCAAATCGCCTTCCCATTCAATGATTGTGCCGTCAGTCAAGGTGGCAGTCGCCATCTCAACTTTGACTTCTTCGTCCGAAAATCCCAACATCGTGCGGATTTCTTTCAATGTTTCTTTTGCGTTCATTTGTATAAAATTAGAGTTTATGTTTCGGTGTTGCAATTTTATTTGCCATCCCACTTGGAAAGGACTTGTTTCAATGCCTCAAGTAATTGCTCATCTTTGTCTTCAGGAAAGTCAAAAACTCCCTCAACGGAGAACCCTTTGAACTCGCCATCTTTGACTCTTGCCCATACATCGTCATTGTCAACCAAGTAAGAGACAAACCACGATCCGTCAGCAACCTCTTCAAATCCTTTTGGTGGCATCACTCCTCTTTCCCGGTCAATGATGTATGACTCAAACAAACTAACGCCATCCATTATGGGTGTGCGGTGGTGTGCGTTGACCGCATCGTATTTGTTTGACCTTGCCCATTTCTTGGCAATCTTGAAGATGCTCTCCTTGTCAAAAACGACATAGTATTCACCACGGATATCGTCTCTGCGATAGATGGGTAGGTCGGCAATCATGGCTGCTCCAGTTACGATTCGCTTCTCCTCATCTTGGATGGCAAACTTTTGACCTTCTACCTTCAGAATTCTTTCGCACCAACGGAGCATTTCTTCTCCACCCCATAACAGGTAGGAGATTGTTCCACACGCTTCGGTATCATCGGGGTTGTAGTATTCCTTCGCACGACTCAAATAAGAGTATGTTCTTTGAATGGTCTCCATTGACAAGTTCTCACGGTTGGCAAGTTGATTTGCTCTTGCTTTGCCTACCAATGTAGCACATTTATTGTTGACCTTGTCATTTAATTCCATTCCACGGATGGCATTGTCAATTGCTGCTTGTGGATAGTCGTTTTGGAATGTAAACTTTTGACCTTTTGAGCCAAGTGCTTTGACAACATCAGGGTTGTTGTCGTAATGCTTGGCAATCCCAAGTTCTTTGATTTTCTCTATTTTGGCTTGATTTGATCCAGTTGCAAAGATGTGGTCACTCGGAATATCAATGTTGATGTTCTCTTTGGAATCACGAGCGGAAATGATGAATACCTCATCGCCATTTGCTATTGAATCAAGGATTGCTTTTTTGCCTTCAGCAGTTGAGCCAACTCCATCCCAATCGTAGGAGATTTTTGCAAAGGATTGTTTTTGCTCCCATAATGAATAGCAAATCGCAACCGCTTGTTCGTTGTCTTTCCCTTCGTTAATCAACACCGATACACAACGACTGATGAACTCATCCTCGCTCTCATTTGGGTTTGGTTCAACAAACTCTTGGTTAAAAGCGAGAAAGTCTTTTTGTATGGCTGGAGATTCAACGAGAGAGACAAAGTCAATACCTGTTTCCTCGTCCCACTCGTTGATGTCTAATTTGTAAACTGGTAGTTTCATCCTATTCAAATAGCATTATTTTACAACGGACACTCTTTTGGTGTTTCCGACCCTTGCTTGTGTGCGTGAGAT